GGGTTTTCCTCTGCCATTAAGTGCTCGCTTAACTGCCATATGTGATGTCGGCAGATCATAGAGCGAAGAAACTTGTTCCGCTATGGTGCGCAGGCTTTTACCCTGGTGCTTTAGCGCCACCATCGTCGCGACAGCACGAGCGCGAATTGGCAGTTGCTCGATGCGCGCCTCTTTGCCTTCGCCGATCACGCAGTAGCCCCAGGGGGCCGATCCGCCGATATGGCCGCCGCGCTCTTTCTTAGCCTTGCGGCCAATGTTGCACTTCTCTAGCATTTCTTCGCGGTAGATGTCGGCAACCACGCTCATCACTCGGCTGGCGCCTCGCTGACAGGCATTGGTCTTATTCATATCGCCAAGCTGAACGGTCGTAACCTGTACGTCGAGCTTGGTCAGTTGATGCAGCGCTCGCTCGCCGTGGAAGTGATCGCGGCTGAATCGGCTAGGATCGTAACAAACGATCTGATCGCCTGGCTCCAGTTGAACACCCCGCATACTAGGACGATCGAAGAAGTAAGTTGTACCGCTTATGCCGGCATCTTCTAACCACTCATCGACCTGGAATTTTTCGGCAATGATTTCTGCTTGCGTACCAAGCGAAGTGCCATCAGCCTGCTCGTCTGTCGAGACTCTGGTGTATCCGTATATCATAGTACTCCCCCTAAAATTGATAAAACTGGTAAAACTGGTAAAACGGACCAAACAGGCCAAACTCACTGTTTATGCGGTCTGTTGCATGCCTAGGTGGTATGTAGGCATCTTTTCAGATGCTTTTATTGCTCCGAATCACAGTACGCTTTCTTGCGGCTCACCAAATGTTCGTAATCAGACATCTTATTCAACAGTATTTTTTCTATTGAACTTGCGTGCCTAATATTTTCTTTTGTTTCGCCTAGTAAAGACGCTCCCTCACTACAATCAACAGTCGCATCGGACAACGCCGATTCGGGGAAATGCTTTAACCGTAGACGAAAATCGATAATCTCTTTTTGATATTTGTTAATCTCACTACAGAGATGCCCAATCGCGTATTCGATAATGCGTAATTCCAATTTAGGATCATTCATAACTTATCTTTCCTTCGTTTTTTTATTAATTCTGTAACACTGTTTATTCTAATCATATCGTATTATTAGTCAACCTTTAGTTAACAATTAATTGCTTATAGGGAAAAATAAATTTTGTTACGATCGAGGTTTTGGAGGTCGATTATGAAGAAGCACGGTGGGTACAAATTGAAGGGTAAAGGTAAAGCCAGGAAGAATAGGAACGCCGCGATGGTGGGCGGGATTCGGATCACTCGATCTAAGCCGGCTTATCCGCCCAGGTAAAAAAAGAAGGTCGCGACAGCCCCCTCCTGGAGTGGCCTTTCTGTTCGGTGCGATGCCGGGCTTTTTTTTGCCAAATTTTTTTCGGTGTCTGCGGGCCTAACCCTCCACCCACCCCCCAGGGCCACCTCGAAGGGGGGGGTCCAGAAATAGTGAAATGCTGCTATATACCGTAAGTCATTGATATTACTAGCTATTTGCATATGTTGTAACGCTCGTTTACGGCTGTTACAGCATACAACCCTGATTTAGCCTGGATATACCCGCAAATGCGGTAAAACCCCCCTGACCTTTTCCCGCATATGACAGTCCCACGCGCGTGACTCGCAGTGCGCGCAGTGTGTCTCTGCGCGTGTTACTGCTCGCTGACGATGTCTCGAAGCGCTTTAAGATGTTGATCTTGAATGTTTATATTGACCAGTGCTTCGCGCCTTGCGGCCCAGTTATCCGGGTTTGCTTGGCCAGCCAACCACTTCCTGGTATCGATACGAAGCTTGGCAACCTGCGCATCACTTGCATCAACAGCACTGTCTGCAATTGATAGCGTCTCTTCAGCAAGATAATCGGCCCATTGTTTTCGAGCCGCATAGTATCTCTCCATTCTGCCGTCTTCGTGGCGTAGCCAAGAGTAGAACGAACGCTTACCGATGCCGACACTTGCAACCAAAGCAGTCGTTGTACTGCCTGCTGCTAATTGGTCGAACAGCTTCTCTTCTCCGATCTTATCTAGCTTTTGAATGTTAGCCTGCATGATTGGCCTACTCGGCATTTTCGCTCACTCCTAAGTCGCGCAGAACATCCTGAACATCGTTCATGTAGTCGAAGTCCTCATAGTAATCTGCAAACATAATTGAATGTATTCGTTGTCTACCAGTTGGTTCCACTGGTGATGTTGATTCGGTCGTTCTACGACCCTTCCCTTTGTCCCTATGCCCTGTGCTGGACGAAGACATAAACCCTCTCAGGGAGCTTCTATGGGCGTCTGAACGGCATATCTTTCATGCACCCTAACTATCGATTCGATTGCATCACCCTTCTTGATTAGATCAGAGGTATATCGAAGCACTACATAGCCATATTCAGCAGCCAAGTTATATTTCACACAATCGTTCCTGAATCCAACACCAGATGTATGCCGACCTCCTGCCCAGGTTCCGCCCTCACATTCGATGATTAAACAAGACTGCGGCAACAAGAAATCAAACCTAAACTTGCGCCCAGGGATCAGCATCTGCTCACGCTCGTAGACGATGCCAGCATCCTCGAGCTGCCGCGCCATCTGTTCCTCTAACTTACTAACTGCCACGCCGCCCTCCGAACGCAAACCTCTGCGCATCGACGGCTGTCGCGACTTTAGTTTCTTCCTCTGGCGCCTCATCTGGATCATCGTCATCGATCTCAATGACGTACTCCTCATCATCCAAGCTCACCCGAATAGTTTGGCCGGGCAGGAAATCATCGATTTGTAGGTGCAGTGTTGCCATGACCTAATTTTGCGACAGCAAAACTTTACCCGCTATCTTTTTGATTGGCGGCTGTTTCGCCGCTCAAATCATATGTAGATAAAGCTGGCGCGACAGTGCGCCAGTTATATATCTATATATAGGAGCAACTGTCGCACTGTCGCACATTCTCTAAGTCATTGATTCTATTATACTTAATCGTCTAAAAATGAACTGTCGCAGAAAACAAACTGTCGCAACTGTCGCACTTTTGGCTACAGCCCCCGTATTTACTGGCTGCGACAGTTATTTCGGCCAACTGTCGCACAACTGTCGCAACTGTCGCAACTGTCGCAGCCGTTTTTAGTGGTTAATGAATTTGTTGCTTAAAATTGGTTTTGTTTCTCATAAATCGTCCGAATCCACCATTCAAACTCACCGACATCGAGGACATGACGCATGATATTTACCTGGTAACAGACGAGTTGGATGTTGCCTGGGACGTAATGTTCAGCGTTGTTGATGCGATCGATGCTGGCATTGAGCGGCATTTTCTTGTTATAAGCACCGCGATGATGGGTCATATTGAGCCCAGACACGGCGCATTTGCCGTCTTGTGAGTGCCAAAGATCGACAATGTATTGGTTATCGATGGTCCACTTGTAGCCTTTTTTGACGCGGCCATGCTTGAGCTGCTGGGCTGATCGAGTGAGATATTTGGTTGGTGAGCTGTTGACAACGCGCTGTCGCTTTAAGCGAATGCAATCAATGCAGCGCCGGGCTTTAAGCTTGCTGGGAAAATAAGCCGTTGTTGGTTTTGCTTTGTTACAAACTTTGCACGTTACTTTGGTACTTTCCATATTGGAGCGCCGCCAACCTCGATATACTTTCGCATATGTCGTGAATTGTCGGCCCGCTCAACGACCTTGAGCTCTCTATTCTGTATCCAGGTCGAGAGCAGTTGCTTAATTTTACTCTTATTTTCTGCGACAAGGTGATCTAATTCGAGCACGTTGGCTACCGCGATCCCGGCCCAATTCTTAGCTCTGACATCCTCGCGCCATTCACCGCTCCGTATTTCTGCCTGCACCGCATGCAAATCTTGCAGCGTAATCTCATCAAACGGATCAGGCCATTGCCACGATTCCATTACGCCCACATTATCGCCGTTGTCGAGCTGCACACTAATCATCTGCCGCCAAGAGCTGTCGCGACTTGGTGGAGCCAAATTGTCTTTGCTGTCTCCCTCACGGCTATAGCGCCATCGATCTGCCTCATCGACGCCGGCGTTGCGCGCCTCTTCATAAGTCATCGACATCAATCGCCTGACGTGCCTGGCAGCATCCGTTAGCGAAGATGCGCCTCTGGCGTCACCATATGAGGCCGACTGTCCGTTCTGCGCTTTCCTGACGTGATGCACTAACTCGACTGCGCAGTTGCCCTGCTCTGCAATTTTGCCCCATGTTTTCACGACCAGGTCCATTGCGCCATTATCATTCTCGTTCAGCTTGTGACTACTAACAAAAGGATCGACGATGATGACATCGATCTTATGCTGCTTGATGTAATTAAGAATGATATCCGCCGCCGGCAAAATGATGGGCTCACCACCTCTGTTCTCAGCAATCACAACGCTGCTGTCGCGACCTGAGTTTACGAATAGATTGCCAGCATAATCATCAGCGTCAATTCCATGATGTACGGCAATGCCGGCCAGGCGTCTTTTAAGCTCATCTAAAGGGTCTTCGAGATTCCATACCCAAACCTTACGCTTCTTCGTCTCTATGCCCAAAAGCGGGATTCCTGACGCCATAGCCATTGCTTCCGTTAATGTTAGCGCGGTCTTGCCGGTGCCGCCGGCAGCGACCGTCACTGACAAAAATTTGCGTATATAGTGCCGGCCATACACCCACTCTCTTTTCGGCAGCGACGAAATGTTGCCGATGTCCAGCGCCTGGGGTGCTAGTGCGTCCGTGATCTCAGCGATTTGCTCGGCTGTCGCAACTTCTGGTAATTGATCCCAGCCCTTGTCCCTCGCGCCTTTTATGGCCACCTTGAACTCGGCAAAGGTTTGCTCATGAGTGTAGCCTGGCTGTGTCCAGCCCGTTGCGGTCTGCAAAATATCCTCGTCCGTCAAACCTCGCTGCACTTGCGCACCAACGTACCTGATCATCTCATCGTGCCAACCGCCTTGATTGGCATCGAGCAGCGGCTTCGGCTTGTTCTCAACGTTGATCTTTTCTAAATCCATCTCTGACAACATCGGCAGTTCTCGCCAATCACCATCCACACCTTGATCGATTGTCTCTTCATAGATGGCGCCAGTCGAATGAATACTGCCGGCAGCGATGACGATCCCGCCCCTTCCCCGAACATCTATCTTGCTGTCAGGGTCGGTCGAATTGTTAATCTCTAAATTCGGATTGGCTCGATAATAGAAGTGCCGACCGCGTGCTGTCGCGACTGTTCTGCTTGTGTAAGGGAGGTGCTCTTTGACCCAGGCTTCAGCTTCAGCGCTGTCAGCATCGACCACTACAACCTCTTTGCCGGTGACTATCGCCCAGTTGCATCCGGTGAATCTTGCGCTGCTTGCGAAGTATTCAAACTCGTCTTCGCTGACTTCTTTGCCTTGGTACTTCTGCCAGTTAACGAGAGGGATTTTTTCCCTGGCCGGGATGATTGTTAAGCCCTCCTCAAAGAGCGCTCGCGCTTTTTCGGCAGGTTCGACAGCTTCAATCATTGCTGCCCCAGAGGTCAGGACGAATCGCAGATTTCTCGATGCTCATCAGCAAAGAAATCTCTGCTGCCCTTTCGGCGGGTATGCCTTTGTCTGATCGCTTCCACTTATATATAGCGTTACGACTTAGCCCAAGCTGGTTCGCCATGTCGCTAACATTGATTTTCTGCCAAAAAACTTCCGGTGTCATCTGCTCTGCTCGTCCTTAAAAAAAACCGACTGTAAACTATATTGTTACAGCAGTAAACCTGCAAGTTTACAATTTACTTACGACAAGCTATTGCTATTAGTCAACCACAGGTTTACATTGGTGGATCACTTATCGAAGAGGAGAGGTGAAAAATGGAAAAAACCCCGTTCCACCAGCGAATTCAAGAACTGCGACAAGCCAGGGGTCTTAGCCTTCGGCAAATGGCTGTCGAACTAGAAAAGTATGGTGTGAAAGTTTCCCATAACGCAATCGCAAAGTGGGAGCAAGAAAAAATACTTGGCTCGACCAGGCTGCCAAGTAAAGAAGTCATTAGCGCGTTGTGCAAGTTGTTCAATGTTAAGCCAAGTTTCCTGATCGAAGAAATGTTTGGAAAAGCAACGAGCAAAGATTCTGAACGATTACAAAAGCTAACAGATGTTGAGCTACTAACGGACGAAGAGTTCGATGCGCTTTTGCGCGTGAAAGATTTGTTTTTGAAAAGAAAAGATTTTACAGGAGCGGGATGAAAGGATGTTGAAAGGATATAGATTAGAGAAAGAATCGTCAACTTGGTTAAAAGATGTAGTGGACAGAATATACGTTGATGACAACTATCATTGTTGCAGCACTGATAATTATGAAATTTGGCATGT